TTAAATAAGTACGATAAGTAAAGTAATTAAAATTTAGAAAATTAATAAAACTAAATATGGTTACGGAAACCCGGAAAACCGTAAAGTTTTCTATAGACAAGCTGTGGCCGGGTGCATAACAGCTTTATAAAGGGTGGTGGTACTACTTGCGGGAACGGGCGCGTGATCGTGAACGCGAATTACGTGGGGTTCTCTGGTTGCTCCGAGAAGGCCTACCCTGAGGGGCGCTGGCAGGAGGTCCGTTGTTGGTGTAGGTGGGAAGCTGTGAAGGAGCTGCTGCTTGCTTCACCGCAAGTTTATTGACATTGGCGCTCAATTGGGCAATCTGTTTTTCGACACGGTTGCCATTGTTGTTGTTACCATTCGTGCGACGGTTGTTGTTGTTGTTGTTGTTCTGAGGTCGGACGAAGTTATGTGCCTTGTTCATGGCGCGAGACTTTTCTTTGTTACCACCGAACAAGTCTTTTAACCATGAGACAGCAGTGGGTATGAATTTAAGCGCAGTAGAGGCAATGGAAGCTAAGTCGTTCGCTGAGGCAGGGAGCGAGTCTGGTCGTGCATGCATGATGCCAACAGCCATTCGAATGGCGTCGGGATCAGGCAACGGCAGTGTTCTTTGGAAAGTCACGAGAGACGATGTTGGTTTTGGCTGGACCTCAAGACCAAGGATGGATTTCACTGTTACATAGGGCACTGAAGTTAATGTGATACCCGTCACTGTAGGAACAGTCAAACCCTCAAACAGGGTCATAGACCAATCTAGTGAGCCCCATTGGACCTCAGCTGATGAAGGCGAGACGGTAAGGCCAGGCTCTGATGAAAATAGCGGAACGAATGTTGTGACACCAGAGCTACCAATGAAGCGGAGGAAAGAAAGGATCAAGCCAGCAGGTGAAGAGGCAACAACCGGACCAGCGTTGTAAACACTGTTCCAGGTCATGACCTCATCTTCTTGTTGCTGGACGACAAATGACCCTTCCTTAGCTGGCCTAGTGGCTGCTTTCGGTGACAACGTCATAAGTTGACTCGCACTAACAGGGAGCGCGGTATTGTAATAAAGTGTGTTCGAGAAAGGCAGTGTGCCACCACTAAAGGCAGTGTTGGTACCAAAATCAACAAATTGGTAACCAAACACGGCAGATGGCGCTTTAGGGTCGACAAGTTCGAAATCATCGGTGTAGCGAATCTTCTCTCCTTCTCGACGACCGGCATTATAGGTGCCCATCGACACTCTGATTGCTTGCGAAAGGGACTTGTGTGAGTCACCACTCAAAGTGGACAGATAGGATAACAAATTCTGGCCCTGAACAATGTCAGGTTTAAATTTTGCTGTGGTGACCGTGCCCTGATTGTTGAAGTCTGTCGCATTCAAATAATAGGTGGAAGACTTGTACGTTTGACGGAAGGAGCCCACATCTTGAGCCCAGTTATTGAAATTGTAGCCGGAGAGGTTGGTCGACTGTGTGGCCACTTGCGTGACAGTCGGTTGTGTTGATGCTATCGCGACCTGATTAACAGGCTGCACCCACCCGGCTACAGACAAAGTAGGAGAGGCTAGCCAGTGGAACACATAGTTGGACACTACAGCACCACTGGTTTGGAGGAAAAGCATGGACGACGGATTGGCAGTGCCGATCGCGGAGGCAGATACAGGGAACGAAATGATTGGTGGCATGTTGACCTCGCATTTGAGTTCCATGAGGACAGCATTTGGTTGTGAACAGTCCGGTCGACCGAGGTATTCTCCAGTCATAGGCGAAGGAGGATGCGTGACCTTGTTGACATAGCAAGCCCCAGCTGCAGTACCGGCCTTGATCGTGACCCCCTGTATCGTACCAATGGTTTTATCGTCGGACATAATGGGTGACTGAATGACGTGTTGTTATTACTTGTTTATTAAAATAAATAAAATATAATTTAAAAATAAAATTTATAAAGTTAAAATTAAAATTAAAATTTAAAATTAAAATCAAA